CTGGGCATATTGGAATAGAAGGAATGGTACTTTGTGAAATGCCTGAAGAAATGGTTAATCAAAGAAATGATTACTATGCTCAAATGACTAACAATTTAATGCAGTCAGTTGAACAGGACATGAACAGAGCTGAAACACCAGGCCAACCTATCCAAAGGTCTTTTAAATCTAGAGTTAGTTCGGACGGCAATTAACAACTAACAAAGGTAAATAAAAATGGCGAATGTAAATGCACCAAATGGTTTCGTACCATTGAGACATTTAACAGGCGGTGTTATTAGAGCTAATGAATATGCAATTGCAAATGGCTATGCAGCCAATCTTGCAAGTGGAGACCTCGTTACTTTAACTACCGATGGAACAATTATAAGAGGCACAGCGGGCGGTACAGCTCTCGGTGTTTTTTATGGTGTTGAGTACATCGATAATGACACCGGTGATGTTAAATTCAAAAAAGTTTGGAACAATGCACAAACAGCAAAATCGGGTGAACCGATTAAAGCTTATGTGTATGATGATCCAAATATCACTTACGCAGTCCAAACTAACGGCGTATTCGCAACAGCAAATGTTGGTGAATTAGCTAATGTTACAATTGGAACGTACAACTCAACCTATGGACATTCAACTGATGAATTAGATATCGCAACTCTTGCAACGACTGCAAAAGTTTTGAGAATACTAAGATTAATTGATTATCCAAATAACGCAGCAGGCGCTGACGCATCAGTAGAAGTAGTAATAAATCTATCTCTATATGGTACTCGTCAGGCTGGTGTTTAACCTTAACAATAGGAGTTAAAAAATGGCTTTAAACAGAGCACTTTTTACCAAACAGCTCAATCTAGGTTTAAACACCGTGTTTGGTATGGAATATGATAGATATCCTGAGCAATGGAGATCATTATATTCTACAGAGCAATCAATGAAAGCATTCGAAGAAGATGTACAAATGATCGGATTCGGTGCTGCACCAACTAAAGCAGAAGGTGCCATGATCAATTATGATTCTGGCAGAGAAGGCTTTGTCTCAAGATATGTGCATGAAACTGTCGCTTTAGCTTTTGCGATTACAGAAGAAGCTGAAGAAGATGGCTTGTACGGTTCTCTAGGCGCTAAATACGCAAGAGCACTAGCAAGATCAATGCAACAAACTAAAGAGATCAAAGGTGCAAATATCTTTAATAATGCAACTACTACTTCAACTGGAGGAGACGGCGTAGCTTTAATGAACGGCTCTCACCCACTTGGCGGCGGTGGTACAGCATCTAACATCCTAGGCACACCTGCGGATTTATCTGAAACGTCTTTAGAGACACTTTTAGTTCAAATCTCAACTGCTGTAGATGATAGAAGCATACCTGTTGCGTTATCTGGAAGAAAACTTGCAGTTCCACCTCAATTGGTGTTCGTTGCAGAAAGAATTATCAAGTCTAATTTAAGACCTGGTACTGCTGACAATGATATCAATGCAATGAGAAACATGGGTATGATACCTGAAGGTGTAGTAGTAAATCAAAGATTTACTAACCCTGATCAGTATTTTATCCTAACTGATTGCCCAGATGGAATGAAACACTTCGTTAGATCACCAATCAAAAAAGCTGTTGAAGGCGATTTTGAAACTGGTAATTTAAGATACAAGTGCAGAGAAAGATACAGCTTCGGTTTTACAGACTGGAGAGGTGTATACGGATCTGAAGGCGTAGCATAATAATAAACAATTACTAGGCGTAGCAATACGCCTAGTAGTTTTAAACTAACCCAAACGACTGCGAAAGCAGACTATTATAAGGAGATAGACTATGGGAACTACTACATTTTCTGGCCCAATTAAAGCTGGAACAATTAAAGAAACAACTGGAACTACTTTAGGTTCAGATGTAAAAAATACAGGACAAGTTGTAATGTCACAGCAATTTTCTATTGCTTTTGGACAAGAAGGTTCAGATGTTACTACAACTACTGTGATACCAGCAAATTCACAAATAATATCATTTGATATAAATGTTGAAACTGCTTTCAATGATTCAGGTACTGATTTACTTGATATTGGAATTGTAGGTAATTCTGATCTTTATGTTGATGACGCAGTCATTTCAGCAGTAGGTCCAGTTGCCTTAGGTACAACAGGTTTATGTTCAACTTGGAAAGATGTTGGAACGAGTGATGTTAAAATAGCATTTATTTATAATGGAGAAAACCAAGACGCTTCAGCAGGTGCTTGTACAGTAACTATCACTTACGCACAAAATATTAATTTAAGTTAATAAATAATTCGAGGGCCTTCGGGCCCTCATTTAAAATATGGAATTTGATTTAGATTTTATAAAAGAAAAATTTGATGGAGCTTTAGCTTCTTTTGGTAAAAAAGAAGAAGATAAAGATTATTCTAATACAAGTGAAGAAGATCAAAAAAGTACAGCTGAATCGGTAACACCAATAGTATTAAAAAAAGATGATGATGAAAAAACTATTGATGAAGAATCATCGGAAGTAATTAAAACTACTGAAGATAAAAAAAATAAAGAACAGAGTTTAGAAAAAAAATTAGCTAATATAGAAAAAGTTATAGATAAATTTAGTGGAGGAACTACTACACTTCCTTCAAGTAAAGACTTAGTTAATAGTTCTAATTTTGCTTCTAGTGGTAATATTAATATAAAGCCTTTAGATATGGGTCAAGTTCAAGCTAAAGCAGCACAAGCTGACTATTTAAAACCTTCTACTGTACCAAATGACAGAATTGCTTTACTATATAAAGACTTAGAAAAATATAATTTAATTTAGGAGAAAAAAAATGGCAGGATCGGATCTAAATGTAGCTTTTACTTCTACTACTGGAGGTACACAAACATTATTTGCTGGACCAATGAGATTAAAAGCTTTTATAATTACGCCAACGGCTAGTGCCGGAACAGTAGTTTTTAAAGATGGTGGTGTAAGTAAATTTACAGTATCTACAGCTGCAAGTGCAGCATCAGGACCAGTAAATATTAATTTACCAAGTGACGGTGTAAAATTTAGTACATCTTTACAAGCAACTTTAACTGATGTTGCTGGATTAACAGCATTTTTTGCATAATGGAGAAATATGGCTTTATCAGGAACTTCAACTTTTACTTTAACAGTAAATGATGTAATACAAGAAGCCTATGATAGAATAGGTGGTGATCCTATTTTAGGTTATGATGTAAGGTCAGCTAGACGTAGTATGAATATTATGTTTAGTGATTGGGCTAACAGAGGTTATAACCAATGGACTGTAGAATATAAAACTTTAGCTATTACTACTGGAACTATTCAATATACTTTAGATTATGATACTGTAGATATCATTAATGCAAATATTCAAACAAGTGATGGAAATGAATATGCAATGACAGCACTAGGTCTTAATGACTATGCAGTTATTTCAAATAAAACTACTCAAGCTAGACCTACACAATATTATTTACAAAGATTAAATACTCCTGTACTTAAAATTTATCCAGCACCAGATACTAATTATACTCTTACTTATTATCGTATGAGAAAAATAGAAGATATAACTGCTTCTACAGTCAGTGGAGTAGAACAAAACATTGATGTGCCATTTAGAGCTTTTGAGTGTATGTGCGCAGGACTTGCTTATTATCTTTCTAAAAAAAGAACAGGTATAACTCCTCAAACTCAACAAATATTAAAAGTAGATTATGAAGAAGCTTATCAGAGATTAATTGCAGGTGATGATACTCCTTCAACTAGAATTATACCAGCAACAGGCAACAGCTTTTATTCGTAATGGCTAGAGTTCCAGCAAGTACTAGACCTCATAGAGCACCTTCAGCAAAATTTGCAGGTGGTAGACACGCTTTAGCAATTTCTGATAGATCAGGTATGTCTTTTCCTTATCAAGAAATGGTATTTGAATGGACTGGTATGTTTGTTCATACTTCAGAGTGGGAACCTAAACAACCTCAATTAGATTTAACTTATTTTACTGATGCACAAACTTTACAAAATGCTAGACCTCAAGCGAGTATAAGTGCAACAGAGGCTGCAAGAACTGGTGGAGGATTACCGGGATCTCAAACAGGTGGTGTTCCTAATCAAGTAACTGTTTTACCTGGATTTGAAAATACATCAGGCCAATCTGTTTATGTTGGAGTTGCAACTATTCCAACTTCTTGGTATACTAACAACACAAATTTGTTACAGATAGGATTAGGAAGTGTTACTGTTGTAACATGATAAAAAATAAAAAATTAAAAGTAATGATTGGAACACCTTGTTATGGTGGTCAATTAACAGAAGCTTATCTACATGGAATAATGGATTTAACGAGAGTAGCTGCTCAAAATAATTTTCAAGTTAATTTAAATACCATTGGTAATGAAAGTTTAATTACAAGAGCTAGAAATACTTTAGTCAGTCAATTTTTAGATATGGATAAAGAAGATGATAGTTTTACTCATTTAATGTTTATTGATGCAGATATAGGATTTAGAGGAGAAGCTGTAAGACGTGTTTTAGAATCAGGTTATGATATAGCTTGTGGAATATATCCTAGAAAAGCTATTGAATGGGATAAAGTTCCTGACTTAATTAAAGTAAGTGATGAAAATTTAGAACAAAGAGCTTTAGGTTATAATTTAAATTTTGCAGATCCTAATAAAATTGAATTAACTGGTGGTTTTACTGAAGTAATGGATGCTGCAACAGGATTTATGTGTATTAAAAAAGAAGTTTTTTATCAGATGAAAGAAGCTTATTCTAATCTTAAATATACTAGCGATCAAATAGTTAATGGAAAAAGATATGGTAGTGACAATTGTTATGCATTTTTTGACTGTATTATTGATGAAAAAAGTAATAGATATCTATCAGAGGATTATGCTTTTTGTAGATTATGGCAAAAAATAGGTGGTAAGATACATGCTGATCTTCAAAGTCCTTTAACGCATTATGGAACTTATCCATTTGCAGGACACGTTTGGACTAAATTTAAAGTTGATGAGGTAATTAAAGATGGCAATGACATACAGCAGTCTAAAGACTGATATACAAACATGGGCTGAAAATACAGGTACAGATTTTAATAGTCAATTAGATACTTTTATAGATAATACATTTGATTCTTTATCAAGAGATATAGACCCTATTGGATTTAACGAAAATGTAACTACTACAGCAGTAGCTGGAGATAGATTTGTAAATCTTCCTACTTCTATCGAGCCTATGTTATTTAATTATTTAACCCTTACTGTAGGCTCTAATGTAAGTTATTTAGAATTAAAAACTTTAGCTTTTTGTCAAGAATATTGGCCTGATTCTTCTCTTCAAGGTCAACCTAAATATTTTTCTAATTTTGATGATGATCGAGTATATTTAGCTCCTACTCCAGATCAAGCTTATACTTTAAAACTAGGATATCAAGGAAAAATTAATCCTTTATCTAATACTAATACTACCAACTGGTACACTGAAAA